ATTGTGGGATATGAGTTTCGTCTGTTGGATAGCCCACACTAGTATAACCTAGGGGATTATCTCTGAGTTTACACACGATAGTTTTCATACCATCCACAATCTGCATTGAATAGTTATCGCCCATCATGCGACGTAGATTATTCCAGTTCATAGCCGCACGCACATGTCCTGGCATGTTAGCTTTACCTTCACGAGCTTCTGCGGCTGTGTACTTGGTCAAGTTGTTAACACGTTTAGGTGTGCCTTTTTCCCAAGCTGGTCGATCTTGAAATATTAACTTAAAGTCTCGTATCTTAGCAATAATAGCATCACGTTGTGTGCCTGTAAGTACATCCATTAAGATCTCACTTAAGAAGTCCTGCATAAATGCTGGGGTATCACTGCGTTTTAAATCTAAGCCCATGGCTTTAACTTTACCTGGCTTGTCTGGTGAGTCTAAACGCTTACCTTCTAAGTCATAGATTAATACAGCATAACGTTTTTTCTTGATAAACAGGCCTTTAAGAGCTACAAGTTCACGACCGCCCTTGATCAGTTCACCTTGCTTACGTGGAGTATGGAAAGCACGTTCACAGAAGCCCGGGAAGCTCTCATTAACTTGATCAGCAATAGCATCATATAATTGTACGCAAATGTCTTTTGACCATTCCATACGACCTGCTTCTACTTCTTCTTTGACCACAGGCCACATGCTAAAGTAGCATGAGTCTGTATCACCATAGATAATAGCCTTGCCTACGTGGTCATACTCACCTGTAATACACTCATTGATATAAGCATCCATGTGTTTAGCAATAGCTCTTCCGGTAAGAGTAGTTGATTGTCCAATACGTTTGTCAAAGAAACGACAACCGGGATTAAGGATAGCACCATAAAGGCTGTTAAGGTTAATCTTTTTAACCAACTGACGCTTGTCCCAAAAAGCAATGTCGTCACCTGTCGCTTCCTTTTTCTTAGCCTGCATTTCTTTACGTTCAGCATACCAACGTTCTAACAAACCTGGAATAACCCCCTTGCGATCGTTACTGAATATAGTACCGTTAGCACTTAATATCCAATTCTTACCGCTGTCAAAGATTAAACGCCAAACATCTGCGGCACTTAGTACATCACTGCCACCTTGTACCCAATCAATAGTAATTTCTGTACCGGCTTGAGTTTCCATAACGGCTGTGTATTCTAAACTGCCAAACAAACCTTCCCATGCGTCAGCAAAGCTACTGCCAGCATCCATCTTTTGTTTGATATAATGATCAGTCATAATAGGACGTAGTTGCCCTACAATAGTTTCTGGGCCCATGTTAAGTGCGCGAATCGCACTTGGATATAGACTGTTAATGTCAACTGCGCCAATGTAGTCATGCATACCTGCTTTAGGAGTCGCTACATAAGCACCTGCAGCCTGTGTGTTGAACTGTTCTTCTCTGTTACGATTTGGAACAACCATGCCAAGTTGATGTGCTTCGTTGATAATAGCCTGTTCTGTAACTGCTACAGCACCCATAGTTGTTTGTAATAGTACAGTATTGTCATGCGCAAGTTCATTGGCTAGATCCAAAAAGCGTAGTTTCTTATCTAACTTACCTAGCAACATAGTATCTTGACGGTTATAGTCAATAAACTTAGGAAAGTCTTTGTTATACAGTTGATCTAATGTGCCTTCATAGGCAACCTTACGCTCATCTAATTCATATTCACCGATAGCATCTAAGCTATAACTATGACGTTCTTCATAGGTGTACTTGCGATATAACTGCATATAGTCCAAATGTACACGCCCAATTAAGTCAAAGGTAATGTTAGTGGCACCAAAGCGTTCGAAGTCACGTTGTTTAGGATATTGCCCCCATAAGCATAAACGTCTAGTATCATCTTTGCTTAATACACGCACAATACGACCTACTGTATAGGGAATATCGTAACCTTCACTGTTCCACCCACTTAAGATATCAGCATCGTCAATTAGGTTAAGGAATGTGTCTAGCATATCCTGTTCACGATCAAACAAGAAACAATTTTCATATTGATTACATATTTCTTGTGCGGTGTCCCAGGTATAACTCTTAGGAGGAACTACTAAAGTAACTAACTTATCTAACCAATCTAAGTAAACTGAAATAGCAGTAATAGAATTAAACGGATCATTGGTTGGAGCATATCCTCGTTCTGGGTCGAAGTTTACTTCAATATCGAAGAACGCTGTTTGTAGTTTAGGCGCAGCCTGTCTTAGATAGTTTTCTTCAAAACATCTAAACACAGGATTGATATCACTTTCCCATATTTTCTTATTACCATTAACACGTACTTCTTTGTGAAATTCTTTACCTACTTTGGTACTGAATCTGCTTACTGGTGTGTCGTAGATAGTGCGGAACTTGCCTTTAGGATCATCATAATAGAATACATAGTTTGCTGGGTATTCTTTATATTCTCTTTGACCGTTGTTGCGTTCAACAACGTGGATTCGATCTTTAGCACGATCGAATAGTGCGTCTACATAACTCATTTTTTCTCCTGCCACTTATAGCTGGCTAACTGTTCTACATGCCGTTTAAGTCGGCGACTCTAAATTATTTATTGCTCTGTATGTATCTAGTATAGCATATATTTCTTGTTGATTGTACTCTTTTACATTTAAAAATTTAGCCAATTTATCAACTAACACATAACCACTGTTGATTTCTTTAAAAGATATCTCACACAGATTAGTACGATCTAAGGGCAAGATGTAATACCAATCATGTATAAAACGCATACGAAGTTCTTCCATCTCAGGTATAACGTCACCTTTGACATAGTCTCGATAACTAGGCCAACCTGGACCTGCTAGTATATTATATTTTTGCTTATTCAACTTATCCCCAATCTTAGCAGTTAATCTTCTTAGGATCTCTGGTATATCATCTGGGTCAAATGTAATATAAATGATCTGCGTTACATGTTGAGCTAACAAACTTAAATTTCTAAAATGCGCTAAGGCTAGGTCAAATTTTGGTAACTTCGTAATTATGTTATATTCTTGGATATAACTATCGGGACTTAAATCTAATAACGTGTGATCTAGATAACGTAGACACTTAAAATCGTGTGCTGATCCTGCTTGATCAATCATTATGGGATCTCGATTAATTAAATGGCTACATAAGTTAGCTAGAAAATTCCCACCTGTGCCACCAGGGAATGTAACAATTAGGTTAACCATAACAATTTAGCATAACCTACTAGGTCAACAATAAAAATAGTTAAACTGGTCATTAGTAGTCCAAAGCTACCTCTGGTCCAAGCTGAAAAAATGCTAATAGATAAGCAACTAAAGAACAGTGGATAAACTACTAAGAATGGAACATTGGGCACGGTTATAGCAAAGGTAACAACAATGATTACGTTTAGAAACCAATTAAAGACTTCTAAACATAATCTAATAGGATGACTATGCCAATCTTTCTTAACAAAATCAACAGTTTTATGCCATTCTAACTGCATCAAAGTGTACGGCCAACAGTTTCTAAGATGTCTGTAAGTTCTTCGTGATCAGCATTGGTATCTGTAAATTTACTTTTTTGTGCGATCTTAATAGCTTTCTTTAAGATAGCTGGTTTAATTTCTAATTCTTCTGCTACTGCTTTGATCGTATCGCTTAGGCCAGCATTTAAATCTTCTACTTCTTGTAAGACATGAATGCCTTCGTTAACCATTTGTGTTAATTTAGCTTTTTGTTCTGATGAAAACATACGTGATGACATAGATCATTCCTTGGTTGAAAAATATATTATATACTTAATAGTTAGTGTTGTCAAACAACATTGGCAAAATTTAATATAGGCTCAATGATATCGGTATTAATTCTGTGATTAATACTGTCTTGATTGTAAAATAAATTATGATTGTGTTCTAACTTGTCTAAGGTAATTTGGCTGTAGGGCTCTTTTTTAAAGTTTATGATGTTCGCAACTACTAGATTTAGTCGCTTGTTGTTATCGTCTATTAGATCATAAGATTCGTCAAACAACTCAGGAAATGTTTCGAATCCTAGATAGTGTAAGTGTGCTAGTAGACCCGGGCGGCCATAGATAACAAACGGATGATAAAATGCCGTGGGTTTAAAAGTCTTTTCGGACATTAAGATACCTTCTGGACGAATGTCTGTTTCAGATATTGCGCTAAAATAAGTAGTGTCATACCAGTCTGGTATAAACAAGTGTGGATCTTTTTGAGTAGAATTATCACCTGGCAAGTGCTTGCCTAGTAGGTCGATATAACTCCACATCATGTCATTTA